GCTCGACCATGGGCCGCGCGAGCGCGCCGCCGAAGTCCCCTACATCTCCCGTGAAAGTGCCGGAGGCCTCGATCATGGGCAGCGCGAGCGCGCCGGTGAGCTCGACCGCCGGCGTGATCGTGCCCGCGAGCGCGATGCCGCTCGGCAGCTCCAGGTCGCCGGCGAGCTCGACCGCCGGGGTGATCGTGCCCGCGAGCGCGATGCCGCTCGGCAGCGCGAGCGCGCCGGTCAGATGTACGATCGCCCGCTGGAACACCTCGAGGATCATTACGACAATGCCCGCCGCGCGATCGGGCAGCACCTCGATCACTTTCCACGTCGTAAACGCGCCCTCGCTATCTGCGAACGTCGCGATCCAAGGTTTTCGATCGCTCTCCGCGACGGCCTCGGGCAGCGCGGGCAGCGCGGCGCGCGCGACGGCAAACGACGCCCGTTGGCCAGCCACCGCTTGACCCGTTTCCGGATCGATGGACTGGCCAACATCGGTCGTGAAACCGCGCAGCGACGTCACAACGCCCAGCGGCGAGGTGAGAATCACTGGCCACGCGAACCCCGAAGTGTCCTCGAGGATCGCGCGCGCGTCGAGCCTGGCTTGTTCGCGGAGCCCCAACGGCGCTCAGGGTGTAAACGCGGTGATGCAGCCGAACGTATCGATCGCCGTCGGGATCGTGAGCGGGCGCGTTCCTGCCGACACCATCACGCGCTTTCCGTCGGCGGTTACCCAGGCGTTCGTGGTCAGATCCAGGCCTCCGCTCGCGCTCGAAATGCGCGGCGGCAGGAACGGCATGGCGCGCTGGTCGGGGGGCACGATCATCGGGATCGCCCCGTACGTCAGATCGAGCCGGCCGTCGCCGTTGACGATCACTTTGTTGTCGCCCACGAACGTCGTAAACGCGCCGGTTTGCGGATGCTGATAGAACCCGTCATACGTCCAAAGCTCGAGCCGGTAGTGCCCGACCCACACCCAGCCCTGAAACGTCGCGCCTTGCCCGCGCATTTCCGGCGCGAGCTCGGCGAGCACACCGCGCCGCGACTCGAGCGCGGTTTGCACTTTCGCGTTCGCGAGGAACCGAGTGAACGCGCCGGCGCCGAAGATCGCGCGCTTGGGCTCGCGCTTGCCGTCGCGCCGGATCACGTTCGACAGACTCGCCAGATCGGCGAGCGGATCGCCCGTCGCGCCGTTCGTTGCCCAGGCGGTCGGGCTCGTGAAGTGCGTTGACTTCGGGCTGAAGTCGATCGTGTAGGCGGTCGCGCCGGCTTTGTCGATCAACGCGAGCTGCCCGGTCTGCAGCACCTGGGCGGCTTGCAGCTCGATCGCGCGCCGGATCTTGCTCTCCAGCTTGCGAAAGATCGCGAAAGCTTGCTGCGTAGCGTTCGCGGCGTAGTTCGGATTTTGGAAAGGGTTCTGCCCCGGCTGCCGCTGGATCATGTCGTACGCGGTAACCGAGCCCTCCTCATCGTAGATCGGAGGCTTGACTCGCTTGTTCGTGTACAGCGAGTTTTCGTTGTGATTCGGCGGCAGGCTGAGATCCTTGATCACGATCGCGACTTGTTCGGTATCGCGCTGGACGTCGATCTCGACCTCCTCGGTCGTGTGGAAATTCTGCGGCGGTGATCGAAAAAACCCGCTGAGGAACATCGGTGCCGACGATTCCTCGAGGTACATGTCGATCATTGCAATCGTTGACTTGTCACTCATGGTTAGCTCAGTGCTCTAGGGTGTGGGGGTTCGGAGGGTGTGGCGCCGAGCTCGGGTCAGCTCTGCGGGTTATCGATCTTGGCGAGCTGCGTCGTGTCGACCGGGATGATCGGACGGTTGAGCAGCTTATCCAGGTCGGCCGCTGCCGCAGCTTCGACGGTCGAGCCGTCGTCGATCAACAGGCGCTGCTGATTCACCCTGCCGGCGCTCAGCACCGTTACCCGGTTGTCGCTCGTCGCGGCCGCGGTCACGTCGTACATCAGCACATACTTTGGCTGATCGAGATCCTCGGTCGTGTCCGCGGGATCGTACGGATAGAGCTTGCCATCCGTCGCATGCCGCGCGAGCAACGTGCCCTCGACGAAAGTGTGCTCCGCGCCGGCCGCGTTGCGCAGCACGGCATCCAGCGTGCCCCACACCTCGAGCGCGACGGAACCTAGATCAACATTGGTCGTTGTGATGTTAGCCACGGACAAAGCTCTTTTCTCCGCCCTGTTGCTTCAGGACGGCCACGACCAGATCGCCCAGGTCGGATGATTCTTGCGGCGACGCGGCAGCCACGCCCGCGAGCTTGGCCTCCGCCGTGTTGCTTTCGGCCTGCCGCGCGCTGCGGTCCTGCCGGTTCATGCTCGCGCTCAGATAGCGCGCGGTGAGCTCGACGGTCATTCCCGCGCCCGAGCGGATCGCCTCGAGCGCGATGCTCATGTCGCCCGAGCTTTCGCCGAGCGTGAGATGCCCGAGAACGCGATCGCGTTCCTGGGTAACGCCGCGTTGTACGGCCGCGTCCAGCGCCGCGCGGCTCTCCGTTTCCTGATCTCGATCTGCCATTGATTGCGTTCCTTTGCTGCTAGGCACCGCGCGCGGTGCTGTCGTTGCGATGCTGTCGATCAGACCGAGGCGCCTTGCCTCGGTCGCCGTCATAGAGGCGCCGCGCCCATAGCCGTCGCTCACCTGGGCGAGCGCAACCCCGCGGCCCTGGGCGATCGCGCTCACAAACTCGTGGTTGATCTGATCCAGGTATTTCACAACGACGGCCTTGCCCTCGGGCGTGCGCGGGTCGGGACGCTTGTCCGGGCTATCGGTGTTCGTGAGCGTGACGACGTTGTCAGACACCCACATCGAAACCGCGGTTCCGATGCTGCCGAACGTCGCGCCACGCCCAGCGGCCTCGATGTTGCCAACGGCCGCGGCGATGCCGTAGGCCGCCGATTGCGCGTTGTCGGCGCGCACGCGCATCTTTTTTCCGCCGTACTGGCGCGTATGCGCGATCGCGTCGAGCAGCTCGATCAGCCCTTCGGAGCTGCCCCCCGGGCTATCGATGCTGAACACGATCTCGCTGATGTCCGGCGAATTCGCCGCGAACGCCAGTCCGTTCCGGATGCTCGAGTAAGTGGTGTTGCTGCCGCCAAAGAACTTGGCCCAGAAATCCGGCCGTTTCGTGAGCACACCATCGACGCTGATCGTCGCGATGCCCGAGCTGACCGCGAGCCCTTGCGGCAGGCCGTCGCGCGATTCTGCGCCCGCGCTCTGCTCGGCTTCCCAGCGCAGCACCGCGGCGGGATCGTTGAAACGCTGCTGGGCGTCCTGGAGTCTGCGAAGCGTATCGGGCTCAAGCAACCAAAGCATTTTCGTCGGGCTCCACTTTGTCGGGATCGTCCGGTACGGTCGCGAGCGGCGCGCGCGCCGGCGCCGGCGCCGGCTTGCTCGCGGCCTCTAGTTCCTTGATCGGTTTCATCGCCGCAGCGAGTGCGGCGTTCTCGCGCGCGAGCTTCTGAACATTCTTACTGAACTTGGTTCCCGTCGTTTCGCGCGCTGCGCGGTCGCGCGAAATGAAGCCCTGCTCGACGAGCTGTTGATAGCCGTTCGCTTGCTTCACGAGATCAACGCTCGGCTTGATCGCGCCGCTCCAGTCCGCGGCCGTCCAGGCCGCGAGCTCATCGAAGCGCGCCGGGCATCGAGGAGCCCGGTCGCGGTGAGGCGCCCCGCGAGCACCTCGCTGATCAGCCAATCGAAATAGATCGGCTGACAGAACGCGTCGCCCCATTCAACGCGCGTCGGGTTCAGATAGAGCTTGAACTCATTGATCGCGGCCTGCGATGCCGAGTAATTGCTCGAGAACGAGAGCCGCAAGATCTCGGGGGGGATCTCGTAACACCATGCCATCGCGCACACGATCGCCTCCTCGAAATCCGCGAATTTCTCGTCCGTTCCCGTGGGCGAGAACCCCTGCGGTTTCTCGCCGGGGGCGAGCTCATCGAGCACCGCGCCGGGGATCATCTCGGAGAAATTGAACGTCCGGCGCGTGCCGCTCACCGGCCCTGCAACGGCATCCTTGCCGCGGACGACCGCGCCGCCGGTGAGCGGGCGCGAGCCGATCGTGTCCTGATCTTTCTGGATGAACATTGCGAGGATCGCGTTGATCGTCGCCTTGCGTTGCACCGCGTCTCGATAGCGATCGATCTCACGAATCGATTGCAGGACGATCGATAGGAGCGGCTCGCCGCGCACCTCATCGAGCAGCCGTTCCGTGCCGTACACGAGCCACGCTTGACGGCGGCCCGAGGGCGCGACGGCCGCGAGCCGCTCGACGCGCACTTGATTTGCATTCTGCGAAACGAGCCAATAGGCCACCTGCCGCCCGTCCGCGTCGAGCTCGACCCCGTGTTTGATCTCGTTTCCCGCCGCGAGCTGCGGCAGGCTCGCCCCGGTACCGAAGGGCGTTTGCACCCGCTGCCCGTCGACGAGCCGCACGCGGGGCAGGCCCGTCGCGGGATCCTGGAGCAAGACAACCAGGACGTCGCCCGAGATCAGCGCTGCCATCTTGGCGGCAGCCTGGATGCCGCCGAACGCCTTGCCGCCGCAGTAGTCGCACAGCGCGGGCGAGCGCTCCCATAGATGGAAGCGGTTTTCGACGAGCTCGCTCCATGCCGCGAGCTGCTCATCGCCCTCGCCCAGGATCGCGTTTTCCGGCGTCGCCTCGAGCGCGAGCCCGGTGTTGATGATGTTGGTAACCAGCCTGCGGACGATCCCGCGAGCGTACAGGTTGGTTTTGAACAGCTGGATCGACCGCTTGCGGAGCGTCCAATAGTCCGCGGTGAGGAGCTCGGTGTAACCGAACCCGCCGGGGTATTTGTCGCCGTCGTGCCATTGCTGGCGCATCGGCGCCGGCGCCGTCGGGCTGATCATCGCGGGCTCGGGCGCCGCCGGTGGCGCCGGCGGCGCGGGATAGAACCGAGCCACGATCCGATTGAGCCAAGGATATTTCACCATCCGGGCCTCACTTGAAACCGGCCGCAGCCGTAGAGCCGTTGCTGGAGCGTGGATATGTCGCTCTCGAGGCGGGCGATCATGTTCCTCATCTCAGAAAGGTTTGCTTTCGTGACGACCTGCCGCGTCTGTCCGGTGTCGAGCGAGTAGGTTTGCGCGCCGTCCGAGAGTGCATCGATCGCCGTCTCGTACTTGACGATCAGCGCTTTTTTGGCGGCGAGACGCTCCTCGAGCCAGGCCGCATCATCACA